GACGCCCCAGTTGTCGGATACTCCAACGCGGAGCTTCAGCAACTGACGAGCGCACTGACTGCCTGGCTGTCTTCGGCTAATATTTTGAAGGTCGTGGGCGGCGAGACCTAAACAGTCTCGCGCCACATAGGAGTGGACTTGGTCGCCCCAGAAAGGAGCGCCAATGAAAAGCCTATCGTGGCTCACGGAGCACGTGCTCGCAGATGCGAGCATGAGGTGCGATGCCGACCACTCTCGTGACTTAATAGAGATCACGAAGAGAATTGAACACGAGGGAGAGTCGTTTCTGACTATCTCCCTGCCCGCCTTTTGCCAAGGGTTTGAAAGAGCCCTGGCTGAGGGTAGGTTGCTGAAAACTCATACGCCTTCGTTTCGTTGGCATAAGAGAGGTCTCCCCGAATTTCTGCGAGGTTTCCTATCGCAAGTGTTTGATTTTGATGGTAACTTACTGCCCAATGCGAGCGTTGAAGCTATCTCGTGCGTGAGGCAGGTTTGCCTTTTGCATAAGAAAGTCCTCCGCGAGTGCACAGATGTGCGCAAACGGAGATCCGTCGACGCCTACCGGCAGTGTGAGAATGATGTCAGATCCTGGTCCTCAAACCCCCCCCTCGACGCCCTTAAAGCGTTCGAAAAGACGGCGGCCGTTATTTGGTCGGAGCTTCTTCGCGGGATCCCTTTTGGGGATATTCGCGATGCTCTTAAACCAGCTCACGGTCCAGGAACCACTAGAGAAAGGATCCTTGGAAACTCCAAGTGGAACTTCCGAAAGTGGCACCGGAGATTGGAAACGTACTTTCCGTATGACGATTATGGAATCGCTTCCATACGTAATATGGACAGCAACGATCCTTTCAAAGGCGTTGACTTCATCGAACCCGCGGACGAACAGCCCGTCAGGGTTGTCTTCGTTCCTAAGACGCAGAAGACCCCGCGTGTAATCGCAATTGAACCTGTTTGCGTACAATTTATGCAGCAGGCTATTTTACGAGTACTCGTCCCGCTTATAGAAGGCGGGTCCATGACAGGAGGTCGTGTGAACTTCACCGACCAGACTATCAATGGGGTGATTGCTAAGCTTTCGTCCAAGGATGGCAAACTTGCCACCCTTGATCTCAGCGAAGCTAGTGATAGAGTGTCTTCTTTACATGTTTGGACTATGCTTAGTTCTGTCCCATTACTACGGGACATGGTCTTTGCGTGTAGGTCCACACATGCTGAATTGCCCGACGGCGACATAGTCGAGTTGAGCAAATTCGCGTCAATGGGTTCAGCTTGTTGTTTTCCGATGGAGGCGATGGTGTTCTTCATAACCATCGTCTCGCGGAGACTTGTTGAGCTTAAGTTGCCCATCAATGAGAGAAACGTGGCCAAGTGCTGCGAATCTCTTTTCATTTACGGAGATGACATCATTGTCCCCGTAGATGAGGCATCTACTGTTTGTGAACATCTCAAGCTTATGGGTTTGAAGGTGAACAGTCACAAGTCATTCTGGACTGGGAAGTTCAGAGAGTCATGTGGTATGGACGCTTATGACGGCGAACGGATCACTCCGATCTATTCACGTTATGAAAGGCCATCAAACAGACAATGCGTATCTGCTTTAACGTCTTGGGTCTCCATGGCCAACCAGTTCTATATGGCTGGATTTTGGAAGACAGCGAAGGCGGTGCGGGCCCATATCGAGTCGATACTGGGTCAACTCCCGTTTTTGTCGAGCCGTGGCTCGGGTCTCTTTTGGATTAACTACAGCAAGGTTATCCAATCGAGTAAGTGGGTACCGGATACCATGTCTTATAAGGTAAAGACGTGGGTTCCGAGACTCGTTTATCGTCGTGACCCCCTTGACGGGGATGCGGCGCTCCTGAAGTGTTTCGGTTTGTTTGGCTCTCTCGAGCCAATCGACCCGCTTCATCTAGAACGCACTGTAGTGCGCGGTAGGCTTGCACTAAGCTACCGCTGGGTC